GTCCAGGCTTCTTGTGCATTGTCATAACTAATGGCTTGGCCTTCGTTTTTGACTGGTGCAGCGCTGAAGCCTGACAGTTTGGTTTCTTCTTCAAAAGAACGCTCAGAAGATTCAGTTTCGTAAATCTCTTTGTGTTCTTCACCGTAGCGAGCATACTCAAGACCAAACAAAGCGTTCAATCCTGGCAAGAGCTCTTTTAATAGTTGTGCGCGTGAAATAGCCATTTATAAAGCTCCTAATTAAACGCCAGTAGTATTGTTGTAGCTATGGAAGTTGCCGTTCCAAGTTACCAATACTTCAGGATAGCCAATGAAAGTAACTTGTGTACCAGACGCAATAGTTACAGCTGAACTTAAAGTTACAGTTGTGCCGTTTACGTTTGTTACAGAAACATAGTTACCACTATATGCACCAGTACCGCTTGGTGAACTAATTTGCATACCAGCTTGAATGTTGCTGTTAGCTGCAGTTAGTGTCAATGTAGAGCTTGAACCAGAGGTAGAAGCGGTTTGAGTGACAGCAACAGCAGTCTCAGGAACAACACCAACAACACGCAAAGGTGCTGCAGCTGTTACACGAGTATTACCTGTACCGTTGGTTACAACACCACCAGATACGCACAATGCGGAATCACCAGAAGTGGTAGAACCTGCAGTGCCTGACAATGGGTAAACGTTAGTACCAATGAAAGCTGGGTTAGCATAGCCAAGACCAGAAGAGGTATTGGACAATGTAGACGTAGCTTGTGAGCCCATAACTGCTTTAAATACTGTGCGTGGATCATCAATTACATAAGCAATTGCGTCGTTAGCAATAGTACTTGCAGGCCAGTATTGTGAACGTTGTTTTTGGTTTGTTACTGGTTGTGTATATTCGCAACCGACAAAAACACCGATAGTACCGGCGATTGGGGATGTTGGTGAAGAAGCTGCTGAATAAGAACCAGCAACTAAAGTACCGCCAGATAACTGGACGATATCGCCATAAAACAAGTTAGTAGCGTAGCCAGATGCAATAGGGATCATACGAGTTGATCCAGCATATGGTAAACCACCAATCTCATTTACGGCTTTCAGCCCGTAGTAGGCTGGAACACTTGGATAAGCTGCCATAAAATACTCCTAATTAAGATTGATTACCTTTACCAAATGTAACTTCCGATCTACCCTCTTTAAAGATAGGCATACGGGCGTCACTTTGGCGCATTAAGTTATTGTCTACCGCCTTCGTTTGAGCATCAGTTTGCTTTTGAATATATTCATTGCGCTGCTGTGTTAGCTCAATCGGTGTCTTGCAGAGTAATAACCCGCCAACTTCAATATTGTCTTTAAAACGACTATTTGGGTCGGCTAACAGTGCAAACTTAGGTTGTTCTTCTAGTCTTACAGGTTCCCATCCTTCTCTCAGCTTAGCTGAAAGGTTACGTGGGTCTGCCTGATTTAAGGTAGCAGTACGAATCCATCGGTATGCATATCCCGGCTGTATGTCCGGTTGTGGTAGTAATTCGGGTGGCATCCATTGTTTAGGACGCTCACTCAATTCACGGTTATCTAATTCGCGATCAAGTTTGTTTTGTGCCATATTAAGCCTCCAGTTTTTGCAGTTCACGAGCATATTGCTCAGGGGACAAACCAAGTTTCTTTGCGAGAGCTACTTGACTTGCTTTCAGTACTATTCTTTTAGCCGCTGTACTTCGCGTTGCTGCTGCTACTACTGGTGCTCCTTTTCTAGCCTCTGAGCGCTGACTGGGCTTGTCGTCCCCAGCCTGCGAGTTTGCTTCTACATCATCCGAAAAGTTCTCGGGAAATCTCTTACGCATAGTTTCATCTATACGATTAAAGTATTCTTGAGTACCAATATAACTCTTTCCAAATTGTTTTTCAAGCTTTGAATGAGTTCCTAGTGCTAGAGCAGTCATTTCTTCGTCCGGACCGTACCAAGTATTCTTTTCTAACCACTTAGAAGTTAGGGGGTCCATTTTCTGCTGTTGCTGTTGCACAGGCTGTTTTACGTCCTCAAACTGCTCTTCTACCTGAATATTAGGTCTAAAGTTCTTGGCTTTATCCTGTTTTAGGGTAGCTTCAGTCAGTTTTTGCTGGGCTTCAATAATTCTACCGGCATCACCAGAATCATAAGCATCATGGTATGCACGTTTAGCCATCTCAATTTCAAGCTCAGCATTGTTTTGGACGGTACTAACGAACTGCTTTTCGCCTTCTGTAAGAGTAGCTTTAAGCTTTTTGTTCTCTTCCATGATGCGGCGAGCAAGCTCGACAGCCTCTTGCTGCTCTCGTACAGCCGATTCTTTAGCACGACGCTCGTCATGCCAGACCTTTTTAAGCTGTTCAATACGCAGTTTTACCCTATTACTATGATTCTCAAAGTTATCTTTTTCGATTTCTTCGATATCTTTAGGGTCCATAGGCTTGACGTTGCGGTCAACTTCTGGGGTATCTTCCTCAATTTCTAGCGTAAAGCCGTCATCTTCTACGGGTTTACCCTCATCTTCAATCTCATCGGGGAATTTAAAATCATCATCTTTTTCAGCCATATCTGCTCCTTAAATGAATTTACGGGAGATTCCACGTGGGTCTTGTATTACGGCCTCTACGGAATCATCGTTGATAATGCGGAACTCTTTTCCATGAATTACTAGACGAGTACCTGCATTTGGGCGGACCAAAATAAAGTCACCAACTTGGCACCATGGGCCAGTAGGAAAACGACTTGCATCTTGGTAACAATCCGGACCTAACTTGACTACAAACAATACCGTAGTAAGTAATTCATCGGTCCTAACCAGTTCATCAGGTTTAATAATGCCGCTATCAAATTCTTTTTCTTGCTCAGGAACAGCACATAGAATGCGATATCCCTTAGGCTCAGGAAGTTGTTTGGCTTTGTCTTCTGCTTCTTTGTTCATTACTGCTGATAAATCTACTGCTTGGGCTAAATCAATGACATTAGTCATCCGAGTTCTCCAGATTTTTAGCGAGGTCTTGTAAATATGACTCGGCAGTGAGAAGGCCTCGTATCTCACCACAGAGTGCGCGGTATTCCGCGAAATCCCTAGCTGCGCCACTGGAAACAGCGTCAACTAGGCTACTACGTTTCTCTTTGTATTGTTTTTGCAATACATCAAGTGCGTTGCTCATTATTCACCTTTCGGTTCTTGTTCCTTCTTTTGTTGCGCTCTATCGCGAGCGTTTTGCGCCATATTATTCATATGGTCTACCTGCATTTGCGCTTTTTTGGAGGCGATCTCCGCACCGACTTTAACACCCTCTATGTGCTGCTTAACCATGAGGTTAGCTTTGTCAGTTTTTGCTTTAGCACCGATTTGCATACCGGCGATTTCCTTCTGAGCTTGGATGCGCATCTTCTCAATTTCAATTTGGTCAGCTCTTGCTGCCGCATCTGCTTGCATCTTCTTCTCTTTAATTGAAACTTCTTGTTGCTTAAGTTGTAATTCCATCTGCTGCATTTGTACCAATGGGTCTTGAGCAGTTTGAGCGTTTTGCTGTGCTTGTTGCTGTTGTTGGTTTTGTTGCAACATCTGTGCTGCTGCACGGGCAGCCATCTGAGAAATCTGAACTTCCATAGATTGAGGAATTTCTCTTTCTTGGTCATCATCTTCAGAAGGTAGTGCAACGCCCATGCGCATTTCCATTTGCTTGCGATATTCCATAGCAATGTGCTCGGTAATATGAGCCATAGCTACTTGTTGGATTTGCTGTGCCATTGGGTTCATCTGAACCATCTGTTGAATCTTTGGATCTTGCATAGCTGACATGTGCACTTGGATATGTGCCTGATGGTCTTGGTACAAGAAAGCCTTAACTGGCTTCATCATTAGGATGTCCATGTTCTCAGATACTGGATCAACCGGCTTGCGATCGTCTGGCATTGGTACTAACTTTTGGTAGTTTTTGATCCCCAACACATCCAACATCTGACGATGTAGTAACGGTAAATCATATAACTGCGGTGCTGTTTGAGCTAGTTGTAAGGCAGCTTGATACTGAACTACCTTTTGCGACATAGTTGCAGCGTTGGGGTCTGATACTGGTATGACATTTACTTGGTCATAGTCAGATTGTTTTGCTTTGCGTGACCCTTCGACTGGCTCATATGAGTAGTCTTGCGGTGTGTAATCGCGAATAATTTCTTTTAAGAGTTTGAACTCTTGCTTCATTGCATAGTGAATACGAGCTTGTACTGCGCTCATCACTTTCAATGTTCTTTCTAATATAGCTAGCGTGGTTCCTACTGGAGCCTGTGCCGACATGTCCGACACTTTCATATCTGCTGCGGCTGCGAATCGGCGACCTTCATCAATGATCTGATTCATCAACGCCAACAGAGTTTGACTTGGCTCTTTATATGGCAACGGCATGAGGTTGTCACGCATTGTGCCACTTGGTACATCTACATCCCTGAACTCGCCGGGGGCGATGGGGGTATCGTCACCTTTGACTCGCAACCCACGGGTCTTAAAGCCACCTGGCAAATTCGATAATGTCCCTGCGTCAACCAACTGCCGGAGGATAGAAGTACCAGACTTAGCGAAAGCCCCAATAAGATGAATAAGACCAAAACAATAAAAACCAAAACCGGGAATATAACCGTAGTGAACAAAATGGTTACGCTTTGCATGAGTCTTATCGTCTGGCTGCCAATTTCTACGAATCGCAAGTACATCGCCGGTTCCCTTCTCAATGGTGACGATATATGGCAAAGCTATGCCAGTGGGTTTACCGTCTTCTTCATGTTCAAAGCCGGGTAGGTCCAGCTCAACGTGCATCTCCAAAACTTTAAAGCGATCATCAGATGTTGCTTTGAATCCTTGCTTCTCCGCAATCTTTTGCTCAATCTCATCTAGGACGTTCTGTGGGTCACCTAAGTCAATATCACGATAGAACCCAGCTGCTTGTAACTTTAACAACTCGTTCTTAGTCTTACGCATTACGTGAGTGATGCGCGGGGTAGTCTCAAGACTGCTTGCACCGTATGGAACCACCATGTCTTCTGCTGGAACGAAGATTGCTACTTGGCGCTCTAGGCTTGGGTCGTAATAGACTTTCTTAAATGCGTTACCTGCTAAACCTAAACCCCACAACATGCGCTCATGCTCAGGGCGGTATTCTTTCATTACTGTAGTTAACTGGTAGTTCATATCGTCAGTCACGCGCAGAGCTGCTTCTTTTTTCTCTGGGGTTTCTTTGCCGATAATCTCAGTCTTAACTGGACCCATCGCTGGGAACGTTTCCATAATAGTTTCGGACTGGAACTTCACTAATGCTTCGCTCATGATTGGGTGATACACACCACAAGCGCCTTCCCATGGCTCGGCACGTTCTTCAATCTTCATGCCTAGTAATTCCAAACCATCAACGTAGGTTTGCATCCAATCTTTACGGGAGGACAAGTCTTCTTCGTAGTCACCAATCAGGTCACCAGCTAACTGCTGCAACACAGACTCATCCATGTACTCAGCTAAGTTGCAATCAAAATCATCCGGACCTTCTTCTTGGGGTTCTAGGTGAATCTCTAAATCACCTGCTTTAATATCTACTGACTCTGGATTCTCAATATCAATTTGCAAAGGCTGTTCGCCCTCCGATGCCTGGTCAATACCAAGAGGGGCCGCATATAAACCTTTTTCGATTGCCATATTTAATCCTTATTAGTAGTACGGAACTTTCCGTCTAAATTCTCTAGGTTCATCTTCTTCATCGGAGTCTAACCTAATAAAGCCTCCGCGTCTAAATCTTAAGAGCGCCTGTGTCATAGAGTCTACCAAGTCATCGTGCTCTCCGCTAGGAAAACTTGCGGTTTCTTCTATTAGTTCCTCAGCCCAGCTGGTCTCTGGAACCCACACCCTTTTACTTGCAAATATATCAGCAACCGAGTTTAGCCTCGAAATTTTATCATTACCCTTTGATGGAGTAAATTCCTGTACGGGCAGACCCATAGCTCGTAACTCAAATACAAGTGGTGCTCCAGAAGCTTTTGCCTCAATAATGAGTGAGTCTGGTTGCCATTCTTTATATTGATCGAATGCAACTTGCTTTAATTCTGGGAACTCCATACGTCTTTTGAACGCATTTAATAGAATAATATTGGCTTGTGACACACCAGTATCACCTTCTTTATAGAATACACCCCACGTTGTACACGCAGAATAGTCACTTCTTTCTGTTTTAAGGAAGGCTGTATCCCAAGATTGGATAATAAATTCGCAATAAGGCGGTGATCTTTCTTCCCATACCTGCCACCACTCCCGTTTGACGATTGCCGACACCTCAGATGTCGGGTTTTGCATGTACTGAGCCATCCATTTACTGTTTGGAAGCTCTTCTTTTAACGCTGTTAACTCTTTTATGGACCAAAACTCAGGCCAAAGTGGTTCTCCATCGTCAAAAATGGCTGGAAATTCAATAACTTCCCATCCTTCACCATTTCTTTGGGCGTCCGCTTTGATAACTTGCCCTGTTAGGTCCTTTTTGGACCATCTTGTCATAACTATGATGATTGCCCCGCCCGGTTGCAGACGTTGACGTGGTCCAGATGTATACCATTCGTACGTTTTATCGTACACATCACTGTTTGTTTCAGCTAGAGTGGCCTCTTGTTCTGAGTGAGGGTCGTCAATAATGAGGATATCCGCTCCTTTACCCGTAACAGCGCCCCCGACACCGATAGCAAAATAGTCTCCGCCCTTGTTAGTCGCCCACCGCCCAGCTGCTTTAGAATCAGCCTGCAATCCAACTCCTGGGAAAATTGACTTATACACCTCTGAGTCCACCAGATTCCTGACCTTCCTACCAAATCCCACGGCAAGCTCAGCCGTATGGGAGGTTTGAATAACTTTCTTCTCTGGGAAGCGACCCAAAAACCAAGCAGGTAATAAGTAAGAAGCAAACTCAGATTTAGTATGACGAGGGGGCATATTAATAATAAGTCTCTTGCAAGTCCCATTAGCCACTCTTTCAAACGCTGCCGCCATCTTTTCATGATGTCTCCCATTAATAAATGTG